CAGGTCGGATATATCTTGTATTCGTAGATAATGTAATGAATCAGGGACCATTTGATCCCGAGTATCATACGATTTATCAAAGCAACTTATGTTGTGAGATTCTATTACCCACACGTCCATTTAAGAGATTAGACGACGATGCTGGACGCATAGCGTTGTGTACACTGGGATCTATCAACTGGGGATCGTTCCGGAACCCAGAGGACATGCGTAGAGCCTGCAGGATTCTACAGCGTAGCCTGTGTAACATCCTTGACTATCAAGACTTCTTATCGATACAGAGTAAACTGTCTAACGATGAGATACAGCCGCTTGGTATCGGCATTACTAATTTAGCCTATTGGCATGCCAAGCGTGGATTAGAGTACGGCGAGAAGGATGCACTAGCAGAAGTAAAAACATGGATGGAGCATCAAGCCTACTACTTAACAGAAGCTACTGTTGAGCTGGCAAAGGAACGTGGTAAGTGTTTAGATAGTGATAAGACACGTTACGGAAAAGGAATCTTTCCTTGGGAGTTACGTGCTGCTGGCGTTAATGATCTTGCTGATTTCACTCCAGAATTAGACTGGGAAACTTTACGTGCTAACATGAAGCAGTACGGTGTTCGCAATGCTACATTAATGGCAGTTGCGCCTGTCGAAAGTTCCAGTGTTGTGATCAACAGCACTAATGGTATTGAAATGCCGATGAGTTTAATCAGTGTTAAAGAAAGCAAAGCAGGATCCTTTACACAAGTTGTACCTGAATATACAAGACTAAAAAACAAGTATCAACTTATGTGGGAACAGAAAGACTGTGTAGGTTATATAAAAACTGCGGCAGTATTAGCAGCGTATGTTGATCAAAGTATATCGACAAACACTTTTTATAATCCAGCACACTGGGCAGATCGTAAAGTTCCAACTACATTGATTGCTAAAAATTTGATGCTAGCACACTATTGGGGATTAAAGACCTTCTATTACAGTTTGATCAACAAACAAGGGTCCAAAGCTGCCGCTGAAGAATCACCAGTAATGTTAGAAGCTATCGACTTCGATGATGAGTCTGAGGATTGTGCCGCCTGTAAATTATAGCATGTAAACTATAAGATTCTTGTAAACTGTAATAAATAAGTTTACAGGAGATTTATAGTGGATTATCAAAAAATATATAACAATATTATTGAAAGAGGAAAGAGTAGAATATTTGAAGGATACACAGAACGGCATCATATTATTCCAAGATGCATGGGCGGAACCGACGAGTTAAGTAACTTGGTCGATTTAACCGCAGAGGAACATTATGTATGTCATCAATTATTAGTAAAGATGTATCCTAACGAAATTGGATTAGTAAGGGCTGCGATGTTTATGACAGCTAGTGGATTAGGTCCTAAACGACACGGTAATAAAATGTACGGATGGTTAAAGAGAAGATTTAGTGAATATATGAAAGGCCCAAACAATCCATCGACTGTAAATGGCACCTGGAATAAAGGTGTCATAGGATACAAAAATAAAGTAAACTTTTCGGAAAAAACAATTAACGCGATGACTGAGAGAATGAAAGATAATAATCCTTGTGCTGGCGTCAAACCCTGGAATCATCCTAGAGCGACAAATTACTCTAAATCTGTTTGGAAACAAGCAGATATGATTTATCAAGTATGGATAGGCAATAACAAACCATCGTATTGTAAGTTATACACATTAGTGAATAACAAATGCTATACTAACGAAAGTAAAGTAATAGGTCCATATATGAATATGATAAAGTATTTTAGAAGTGGTTGGGTTCCAACTCTCGACACCGAATGGGCTAAGTTATGAGCTTCAGTTTCATTAGAAATGTCTTGTTAGAAGGCAAGCCCGATAAGTTAGAAATTTACGATCTACTTTATGAGGCTAATGCACTTGCTCCGTCTATATCAGAAGATACGATTAACTACCACTATGGCAAGTTAGCAAAGACTTATGCCGAACGATACAACAAGAATGAAGGAGATCCAACATTCAATGAAGCAGGTGTATTTCTACACAATATTCTATTTCAACAGTATCAAGCGCCAAGCGGATCAAACAAGCCCACAGGCGGAATACTAAAGTTCATTGAAGAGCATTATAAATCATTTGATAGTTTTAAAGAAGAGTTTGCTAAAGTAGCAATGACCATCCAAGGAAGCGGATGGGTCTACTTAGCTAACGATGGTAAAATTAAAACCATCAAGAATCACGAAATTAAGAAAGACATTGTCTTGTTGATTGATTGGTGGGAACATTCATGGGCGTTGGACTATCAAGCAGACAAGAAAAAGTATTTAGAAAACCAATGGAAGATCATTAATTGGAACCATATAAATGTTAGAAACGATTTGTGATATTATGGTAGACGCTTATAAGCGTAATTGGATTACAAGCCGCGATGGTAATGTGAGTATTCGTCATCACGACCGTGATCACTTTTACATCACACCTAGTGGTGTACGTAAGCAAACACTACAACCTGACCAGTTTAAGAAGATTAAGATTGTCAGTAGCTTAGATTGGCGTGACGAAGCCTATACTGACATCAGCGCCAACTTAAGACCAAGTGGGGAACTTCCTTTACACTTTGGGCTACAGAAAAATTTGGGACAGCATGCCAACGATGTGCGAGTAGTAGTGCATGTTCACCCTACTTATTGCATAGCAGCTATGCATGCCGGAATAGATTTAAGCACAGTAAGTAGCGCATTTCCAGAATTAAATCGCTACACTCGGGTTGCACCCAATGTGGGTGATGTTCCTCCTATTAGTCAAGAACTTGCAGATCAGTGTCATGCAAATTTAGAATTAGACCAGTATGGTAATGTTGCCTACGACATAGTGGGAATTAAGGGTCACGGAGTTGTAGCCATTGATACAAGTCCTTGGCGTGCGTATGAACATATAGAGAGATTGGAACATATCTGTAAAATTGTTTTAGCTTCGGGAAACTATGGAAATTAAACGCTTCGCATGGTTACCGACTAAAATGACTAGCGGAAAACTCGTATGGTTTTCTAATTTCATCGAGCATAAAGAGTTATTTGACAGAAGAACGGGTAGAGCACCTGTAACTACGTTACATTTTACTTGGACTGAAACACCTGCAGAAAAAACTTTACGATTACTAAAAGAATCAGTAGTACACAATAGAAATATTTGGAATGACCCAAAATTAACAAAAGAAGATAAAATCTAAGGAAAAATAATGTTAAACAAAATTAAACAATCATTAGGCATGAGCGGGTTTGGAGAAGATATGTTAGGAAGCATCAGTACTTTTGCCGGTAACTTTGCACCGAGGAACTTTTTAGACTGTGATGGTAGAATGATGAAGGTTCACGAGAATCCAGCATTGTTCAGTGTCATTGGAATTACCTACGGCGGAGATGGTATTTCAACCTTTGCACTACCTGATCTAAGACCCTTCAGTAATGATGGTCAACCAGACACAGGTATACGACACCGAGTCGACTGGACTAAGGTAGGTATGCCGAGACAGGTAATCTGTGTAAACGGTATTTTCCCATCAAGAGATTAAAATGAGCAAAGCACAATATAACTTAACAACTAAAACAGACTATCTCAATCGCAAAATGTTTCTGGATCCAGCAGGACCAGTTACTATCCAACGCTTTGAAGAAGTAAAATATAAAAAGATTGCAGATTTCGATGCAACAGCTCGCGGTTTCTTTTGGCAACCAGAAGAAATTAGTTTGACTAAAGATGCCAACGATTTTAAAGATGCTAGTCAAGCAGTGCGACATATCTTCACTAGTAATTTACTGCGTCAAACAGCTTTAGATAGTTTACAAGGCCGCGGACCAACACAAGTGTTTACTCCTGTATGCAGTTTGCCAGAACTCGAAGCACTGATGTACAACTGGGGATTCTTCGAGACAAACATTCACAGCAAGAGCTACAGTCATATTATTCGCAACATCTACAACGTGCCCAAGGATGTGTTCAATACAATTCACGACACACAAGAGATTGTCAGTATGGCATCCAGCGTGGGCAAGTACTACGATTATTTGCATAGACTAAATTGTCGCAAAGAATTAAATGACGACGGCGTAGCAGTTGACGAAAAAGAACATGTCAAGGCAATCTGGTTAGCTCTCAATGCCAGCTATGCGTTAGAAGCATTCCGTTTCATGGTTAGCTTTGCCACAAGTCTTGCAATGGTAGAGAACAAGATCTTTATCGGTAACGGCAACATTATCAGCCTTATTCTGCAAGATGAATTATTACACAAAGGCTGGACTGCATATCTTATCAACCAAGTGGTCAAGGAAGATGCACGTTTTGCAGAAGTCAAGATCGAATGTGAACAAGAAGTATATGCATTGTATATGGACGTAATTCGCGAAGAGAAAGAATGGGCTGAGTACTTGTTTAAAATGGGCCCTGTTATCGGTCTCAATGCCAATATCCTAAGAGACTTTGTTGATTATACCGCAGCATCGGCCCTTAAGGACATTGGGATTAAATATAATGCTGCCTACCCAAAGACTACACCTATTCCGTGGTTTAACAAGCATTCGGATACCAGCAAGAAACAAACTGCTTTGCAGGAAAACGAATCAACTAACTATGTTATAGGAGTAATGGGTGAAGGAATTGATTATGATGCTTTGCCTTCTCTTTAAAAATTATGTACAAAGCACAATTTAAATCTAAATCACCTTTTGAATCTTGGACAACTAGCGGCTCCTTTGGTACTGAGCCTGCTGCTATCTCCGCCGCTATTAAAAAGAAACGTAGCGGCGCTGTTCTAGTTAGAGTTGTTAACAGTAAAGGTCAAGTAGTATACACAGCATAAGGAGCCATTATGGCACACATTCAAGAAGAAATAATTATAATTAAATTGAGTAGATTAGTAAAGAATATCGATAGCGCATTGCCATTGACAAGCGATGATCTTACTGCTAATATAGAAGCTGTAGTTCAAGAACTTGTTGGAGAAAATGTAGTTGTTGAACTAGAGAAAGCATAGGAAACAAAAAAATGAAAGCAGTAGTATGGTCAAAGAGAGATTGTCCTTTTTGTGAACAAGCAAAGACATTCTTACAATCGAAAGGAATTGAAATTGAAGAGCGAAAAATCGGCGACGGTTGGATGAAAGAAGAATTACTAGAAGCTGTTCCTACAGCAAGGTCAGTACCGCAAATATTCATTGACGAAAAACATGTTGGTGGTTTTGCAGATCTTAAAACTTATTTTGAAAAGGCACAATAATGCTAATTGATAAAGGTGTATCAGTAAACGAAGTTATTACATTGAAACTAACTTCAGGCGAAGAGCTTGTAGGCAAACTTATTGAAGAAACGGATGCTTATTATAAACTAAAACGTCCAATGGTTATCGGTATGGGACAACAAGGTCCTGGTCTAATGCCATATCTATTTACAGTTCATCCTGATAAAGAAATTAAAATTAGCAAGCAAACTGTAGTTGTTGCTGAAGCTACGGACAAACAATTTGCTGATCAGTTCATTCAATCAACTACAGGCATCGCATTAGCTTAATTCTTTAATCCGGGGCCCGTAAATTCTATCTTAGAAAATACTCTGTTTCTATCACCCGGAAGTACTTCTTTCATAATTGCAATAACTTCACGAGCTTTTACCCGAGCCTCGTCTGCCAATACTTTATGTCTTGCAATATCTTCGGCAGTAATTGGTTTAAAGATATTGTAAATCTGTTTATTTTTTTCTTTGAGTTGTGCGTCATCTGCTCGGTTAAATTCTCTCACCGCAGCAACATAACGTTTTTCTAAATCTTCTACACTGGCATTTGCCGCAGCAACAACAGCCGGATCAGCCGTTTCCACCCCTTTAGGTTGATTATAAGCAACACCCCAAATTGGCAATGATGATAATGTGCGTCCATCTTTTCCAGCAGCTTCTTCTAATTCACGTTTTGCTTCCATAGCACGATTGTTTGCTTCAGTTTGTCGCTGTTTTAAAGATGCTATTTGTGCCGAAGTTCCTCTACCACCTATAAGATTTCTAGCTTCGAGAATTGCTGCATCACGAGCTATTGATGCTTCTCTATAACGATTTATAGCAACTTGTAGACTTGGGCCTGCTTCTGGTGCTTTTGGTAATTCCTCAGCACGTTCTTGGAATGGTGCAGGAGCTTCGGAAGCCTTTGGATCAACCGATCTTGTAGCGTTTGACGACAATGCTGACTCAACTTCGGCAGACGAAGACAATTGATCTGTATTCATTGCTTCTTCTTTTGCTTCGTTAGCACAATCAGTATCAAACAAGTTTGATAGACTCAAACTATCAACAAATGCCTCAATTTTTTCTAATGCTGCATCAAATGCCTCAGATGCAGCCGCAGCTAAGTCTGATATCGTCTCAGATATCTTATCAGTAAGTTCACTAACTTTTTCACTTATTGCTTCGTATATTTGTCCTAAAGGTGACGCTTTTAAAGCGTCAGCAACTTCGGTTAATCCAGCCGCAATTGCTTCTGCAATGTCATTAGCAATACCTGAAATTTTATCAAATACTTCGTTTGCTAGGTCGACTGCTGATCCCAAAAATTCGTTAACAGCAATACCGAGATCCGTAGCAAATTCTCCAATACCGTCCCAAAGGTCCCCTAAGCCTTCTTCTAAAATTTTAAAGCCATCTGTTAAAAATGCTAACGGTCCACAAGATGCTTCGAGTTCTTCTTCCGTAGCTTCTCTTCCTTCTGACTTAGCTTTTGTTTTTGTTGCGGCCGTTTCCATTTCTGCAACTGTAGTGCGAGTTGCTATTTTTTTCTGTTCTGCTGAAAAAATTGATTTGACTGCCGAGGCAGTTGTATTCATCATAGTAGCAATATTGCTAGGAGCATTACCAGCAGACGCAGTTAAGTCAACTAACACAACATCTGGATCTTTGTACGCTGTTCCGGTTTCAAATGCTGTTGATGAAGCCATTACTGTTGCCATATTATATTCCTCTATACTTTAAGATTTGGTGGAAGATTAGCAAGATTCGTTCCTGCTTTCCCAAAGGGTGCCCTACCTGTAAATGTCCACATAACTTTTGCAGCACCTAAAGGACCAGCACCACCATAGGCAATGTGTATCCAATTGCCTTCAAAAATTAACTGACTATAAGGTATACCGCTAGTTAATATAAATTTGAATAATTCTATATTCCCCT